GGGAGCAGCACATCGGTCGGCAGGTAACGCACGACGAGATGAAAGCCCTGACCACAGACGATGTGAACCCGCTATACAAGAAACAGTATTGGGACTCTATTCGGGGGGATGATCTTCCCGCCGGGATCGACTATCTGGTGTTTGATATGGCCGTTAATTCCGGGCCGGGCCGGGCGGCGATGACTCTACAAAAGTGTGTCGGGGCGAAGCCGGACGGTGCAATCGGGCCAGCTACCCTAGCAGCAGTATCGAATGCCAACCTAGACAAACTCATTGATGACTACACTCAAGCTCGGCTAGAGTTCATGCGTAGCCTACCAACGTGGCAAACGTTCGGAAGAGGCTGGGAGCGCCGAGTCAAAGAGGTGGCAGAATTGTCGGATTCGCTAGTGCAGGTATAGGGATGAACTCATTTGTGTATTGTTGGACTGACCATAGCCAGCAAAAGCTGTACGTCGGTATGCACAAAGGTCATGTAAATGATGGCTACATATGTTCGTCTAAATACATGCTCAACGAGTACAAATCTAGGCCACAAGACTTTACCCGCCAGATTCTTGCTATAGGTTCTTACGAAACCTGCCGTATCTTTGAGATCAAAGTCATCAAGGCGATGTTTGATCAAAAGGTGAATTGCTACAACTTGAACTATGGAGGGGTGGTTCTGCACACCCCGGAAATACGAGCAAAGATTAGCAAGACACACAAAGGCAAGACGATCTCAGAGGATCATAAAGCCGCAATCAGACTATGGAACGAGACTCAGCGTCAACTTGCCACGGCAGAAACGCGAGAGAAGATTAGTCAAGCGCGGCGTGGTGTTCCTCGCGGGGCGTTGTCAGAAGAGTGGAAGGCCAAGATTGGCACATCTCTTGTTGGCAAAAAACGTTCGAAGGAGTTTAAAGAGGCAGTATCAGCGAGACAGCTTGGAATCAAGCGAGGCGCGTACCCAGAGTCAGGTAAAGAGAAGCAGCGTATTGCACATACAGGAAAAAAACACTCCCCAGAAACGATAGAGAAGCTACGCGCAATCAAAGCAAACATATCTGAAGAAACAAAGGCTAAACTAAGCGCAGCCAAGAAAGCATACTGGGATCGCAAAAAAGGGGTGGCGTAATGCTTAAAAAGTTGCAACTCCGTTCTGGAGTAAATAGAGAAAATACAAGATACCAGAGTGAAAATGGTTGGTACGAGTGCGACAAGATTCGTTTTCGCCAAGGAACGCCTGAAAAGATTGGTGGCTGGGCACCGTTTCAGAGTCCGGTAACAACTTTTCTGGGTGTTTGCCGGGCGCTTTGGAACTGGGTAACGCTCGGCGGTCAGAATTTAATTGCCGTTGGGACTAACCTTAAGTACTACATCAGCCAGGGCGGTGCGTACAACGACATTACGCCGATTCGGTCAGCGGTCACGCTAACTAATCCGTTTGCTACGACTACTGGTTCTCAAACCGTAACGGTCACCGATGCAAATGGCGGTTATAAAACAGACGATTTTGTAACCTTTTATGGTGGATCTGCTGTCGGCGGCATCACTATTACTGGTCAGTATCAAATCACTGTCGTATCGGCTACGACTTACACCATCACCGTTAGCGGCAATCCTACAACTGCCACTGGCGGTGGGACTGTCCGGGCGGTATATCAAATTAATACTGGCCCAGCGTTTGTAGAGCCTCTAAATGGTTGGGGTGCGTCAGGCTGGGGATCAGGAGCTTGGGGTATTGGACAGACTTCAACCGACCCCATCAGGTTGTGGAGTCAATCTAACTTTGGTGAAGACCTGATCTTTGGCCCCCGAGGTGGCGGTATTTATTACTGGGATGCCACGCTGGGTAGTCTCCCCCTGAGCTTTACCGTCACCATTGCGTCACCTGCGGTAGTCACTGTTTCGTCTGCCCTAATTTCAAACGGCACACCGATCCGACTTGCTACAACCGGGGCTCTGCCTACAGGGCTTACTGTTGGGACTCAGTATTACGTGGTTAACGCATCGGGTACGACCTTCCAGCTTGCTGCAACAGCGGGCGGTACTCCTATCAATACGTCAGGCAGTCAAAGCGGGGCTCATACGATTCTGCCCAACGCGCCCCTACTTTCCGCCTGGGGTGGGGCTACGGACGTACCTACCAAACAGAATTACTTGTTGGTTTCAGACATCAATCGATTTGTGTTTGCGCTTGGCTGTAGCGAGTACAGCACGAACATATTTGATCCGATGTTGATCCGGTGGTCAGACCAAGAAGATCCGTTTAACTGGACACCTGCATCTACTAACCAAGCAGGTTTTCTAAGACTATCCAGAGGCTCTGAGATTATTAGTGCCACGCAGTCCCGTCAGGAGGTGTTGGTCTGGACGGATGCGGCGCTTTATTCTTTGCAATACGTTGGTGCCCCTATCGTCTGGGGCGCTCAGTTGGTCGGCGAAAACATCTCTATTGCCAGTGAAAACGCGGTAGCCTACGCCAACGGCGTGTCGTATTGGATGGGTAAAGACAAGTTCTACAAATACGATGGCCGAGTCCAACCACTTCGTTGTGATCTGCGTCGCTACATCTTTGAGGATTTAAACCAGTCTCAGTATCCACAGATTTTTTCTGGCACGAACGAAGGTTTCTATGAGATATGGTGGTTCTATTGCTCAGCCGGGTCAGAACTGATCGACAAGTACGTCGTCTATAACTACATGGAAGACATTTGGTACTACGGCACCATGGCGCGTACGGCTTGGTTAGATTCTGGTTTGCGCGAGTACCCGCTGGCTGCGACTTACTCTAATACTCTGGTTAATCAGGAATTTGGCCTTAATGACAACGAAGCTGGCGTAGATTCAGCCATCAACTCTTACATTACGTCTTCTGAATTTGATTTAGATGACGGCCATAAGTTCATGTTTGTCTGGCGGATGCTGCCTGATATTACATTCTCTGGGTCTACGGCAAACAGTCCAAAGGTAACGATGTACCTGCTCCCATTGCAGAACTCTGGATCGGGGTATTCTATTAATCCGGCGGTCAATGCTAATCACTCTGAGGGTTATTTTAGTTATGCCGACGTTACCCGTACGGCAGTGGTTCCCGTTGAACAGTTTACCGGTCAGGTTTATACACGAGTCCGCGCCCGACAGATGGCGATGAAGATCGAATCCAATGATCTAAACACGACATGGCAGCTTGGGTCGCCCCGGATTGACATGCGGCCTGATGGCAAACGATAAATGACTTCCCCGATTATTCAGAAGGTTGCACCACCTGCCTTGCCCCAGGCGCGGGAAGGCTATGATCGTCCGTATCAGGATCAGCTAAATAACGTTCATCGACTGTTTTATAACCGTCTCACACAGTCATATAACGCGCTGATTAGTCCGCCACTTGGCGATGTACCGCCGGGGGGCTCGAATCTGTATTTCCCGTATGCGGCCATTCAGCGCACAACAGACCAGACGTTTACAGCCGATACGGCAACACAGATCACGTTTGATACAAATGACTTTTTGTCAGCCTGCACTAACGATGGCACCGATGGTATCGCTGTGGAGGTCGGGGGTATCTACAACTACCAGTTCAGCGTGCAGATAAAGAACACGGATACCCAGATTCACACGGCGTGGATTTGGCTGCGGGTTAACAATATAGACGTAGCTGGCACGGCTAGTAAGTTTGATGTAATTTCCAGCCACGGAGGCATTCCGGGGTACATCATCGCAGCGTGTAATTTCTACGTGCAGTTGGCTCCCGAGGACACCGTTGAGATGTGGGCTGCGGTTAATAACGTAGCAGTTTCGTTTGAAGCAGAAGCGGCTCAGACAACGCCGTTTCCGCATCCTTCGATTCCGTCAGTTGTTGCTACTCTTACCTTTGTGAGCGCGGTATGAAGAGCACACAAGACATCATTAAAGAGTCTGATGAAGTCAAAGAAATGGGCATGGACTGGAAGCGTGTGTACGCAGCCGTTGCTCTATCCATTCAAAACAATACGCATCGGGTAATGCGTAGTGGGAATACGCTTTTGTGGATCAAGCTTTTGCCACAGAAGACCGCTCAGATGTATGTGTTTAACGCCGACACGCAAAAGAACTTTTTGAAGAATATGAAAGAGTTTGCGAAAGCCTTAGACAAGTCTGGCTTTGAATCTGTGTTTGGCGAAACGCACAACATGCAGCTTATCGAAATGATGAAGCGCTTGGGGTACCCGGTTAAAGTAGAACAAGTTGGCACGGATGATCAGGGCCGAACCATCTATCGGGGTACTGTAGATGTGTAATCCCAGACAAGAGTTAAGCAACGCGTTCAACACTATTACTGGATGGGTAGATAGGGGTTTAACCGGTATTGGGAAAACATTTGACGCAATTGCAAAAGATCCGCTTCCCACAATTGCCACAGTTGCTTTAACCGCTGTTGGGGTTCCTCCGTATGTAACAGCGCTAGCTCGTACCGCCATGTCTGGCGGGAACATGGAAAATTATGTAATTAATTTAGCGACGAGTTATATCGCAACAGAAGCGGGTGCGGCAGTCGGAGATGCCGCTTTCCCAGAACTTGGGAATGTTGCAGGTTATGGTGGAGTAGGGGATGTAGCCTTTCAGCCCACGGCCACGCAGGCAATTCTCAAAACAGTGATTAGCAACGCATCTGCGCAGGGTGCTGCTGCTGTTTTGCAAGGCAAAGACTTAAATGAAGTTTTTAACTCTGCTCTATCTGGTGCGGTTGGTGGCTTAATTAATACCACTTTACGTACTGAGCTTGGCGTTGATCCCTCCAAAATTGAAGGCAGATTAATTAGCGATGCTACCAAGGCAGCGGTTAGTAGCATCCTTAATAATCAAGATCCCGCGCTGGCTATTGGCAATGCTTTAAGCCAATCTGTTTTTGGTACGCTGGCTAACACAGCGGCTTCTGGATTGAAGTCTGTTGTAAGTGATATTAACAAAGCAGCTACAGAATTTGAAACAACGCAATCGGAAGCCAATACTTTACGCGGCGAAATAGATACTGAAAGTACTCGGCTTTCAGGGATCGCTAGCATACTCAATTCAGAATCTGCGACGTTAAACAGTACTCAACAAACTCTTGCCAATTCGTATGATCTATTAAATTTATCGGGCCAAATCTACGATTGGAGATCTAACACTGTTCATTACAACCCTGCCGTTAATACAGCATACGCGCAGCGCATGGGGTTGGTTGAAGGTTATAGTGAGGATTTCGGAACATATTATGTAAATCCTACTACTAATGAATTCGTGCTTAGCCTTGGGCTTCATGCAAAAGATACGTTAGAAAAACAAGCAAATTATTTAAATACTAATATTCCGCAATTTGAATCAGACGTAACAAATTTTAATACAAAGCTTGCGACTTTTAATGCTGATAAAATCAAGTTAGATGACAAAGTAGATACTTATGATGGCTATGTAACTAAGTTATTTGGCGAAGATGGAACCGGGGGGCTTAACAAAACAATTCAAGATCTGTTGGTAGATCGAGATAAGTATTTAGGAGATTTAGACAAAAGCATCACCGGTTTGTCAGAGATCGCTGGTGAAGAAATTAGTGATGTTGCAAAAGAGATCGCAACAGAAGCGGTTAATACATTAGACCAAAACTTCCGCACTAGCGATGAAGTAACGGATGCGTTTGCCAATAACCCGTTATTTGCTGGATATAAACCGGACGCTGCGGATATTGCAAAGTTTGTTGGCGAAGGCGCTGATGCTGACTTACAAGGATTAATTAATAACTTTGTTGACGAGCGTACGTTAGATGCCGCCGAACTGGCTGATATTGCCCAGAAAGAAGGGCTGACACTCACGCAGGATGATCTGCTTGCTTTAGTTCAACAAGGCGATGAGAAAGAGCTAACTAAGCAATTTACTGAGCAGTTTGATAAGCAAGCCGTAACGCGTGATGAAGCTAAAGAGTTCTTTGATGACATTGGCTTTGAACCATCTGATGAACAATTACTACAGTTCATCGGTAAGCGAGATGAGTCTTCTACGTTTACTGATATAGAAGAATTTGTTACTGGGCAGCGTGAGGCTGACGCTCAGAAAGCAGGTTTCCCTGATTACGCCACGCAACAACGGTTTGATAGCGATATTGACGCATATAAGGCTAGTCAGCCACGCGCTGATGTAGTGCCTATAGGCGCTCCTGAAGTGCCTTTGACTCCGTTAACCCCCGGTTTAGGCGCAGAAGATTTTTTTGGCACCCAACCATCAACCGAGCCGTTCCCGTATACACCCGGCGAAGATGCTGAAGAGTTTGAATCGGGCGATGGCACTGTAGTCGATACGCTTACCGGCGGCTTGGGAAATGATCTGCTTGGCGGCGAGACGGATGAAGAACGCGCAGCTAGAGAAGCGCGGGAAGCAGAAGAAATTATCTACGGCGGGACTGGTAACGACACCACTGCTGGTGGCGATGAGACGGTTGAAGGTGGTGCGGGTAATGACACCGTTGCTGCGGTAGAAGATTTAGAGGGTTTCCCTGACGCCGCGACTAAAGAACAGTATCAAGGTAACTATGGTGCCTATCAAGCTGATCTGGCGCGTGTTGCTCTGGAAGAGCAGGAAGCCGTTCGCAGTGCTGAAGCTGCCGCAGAAGCAGAGCAACTGGATCGGGCCAAATACGAAGACCTGAAAGACATATTCCCCGACTACGATACATATAAGTTTTATAACGGGGATGTATATGCCTATCGCGCTGATCAGCAAGCAGAGCGCGAACGATTAGCCGACGAGCTTGGTTTCCCCAATGTAGATATCTATAACCTGTATCAAGGCAACGTTGAACAGTTTAGGCAAGCCCAAGCAACCGATGCCGGGTTCCCTGATTATGTTACTTATTTAAGTTACGACGGAGATTCAACGGCTTATCAAGATGATCTTGCATCTGCCGAAGGCTGGCCGGATGCTGCGACGCGTGATGAGTTTGGTGGCAGCAAAGAGCGTTATGCCAAACACTTAGAAGATGAACGCGCGCTTGAAGAAAGCGGTCGGCAATATGAGATTCAACAAAAGCAGTTTAGAGATCAATTAGCTCAAGAGCGCGGCTTCCCGGACGATGAAACGTATCAACAGTTTGGCGGGGATATAGACGCCTATCTGGCAACGTTGCCACCCTCCTTCCCAGAAGACACGCTGGGTGGCGGACAGGACGACACTTATGGCGAGTGGAATATTGTCGATGGTGGCGTTGAAACAATAGTGGGCGGTGATGAAAACGATACCCTTGTCGGCGGCGATGAAACATTAGTTGGCGGGGATGAAAATGACACGTTAATTGGCGGAGATGATAATGATTCTTTGGTTGGCGGTGATGAAACCTTAGAAGGCGGCAACGGCAACGATACGTTTGATGAAGACACACTAAAAGATATTCTCGAACCTGGGGATAGCGATGATCTTGAAATACCGGATGAGTTATTAGATGGCGGTAATGGCAATGACATCCTTGAGCCAATTACATGCCCGGAAGGGTTTGAATATGACGCTGAACTAGGCGTCTGTATGCCTATTACAGAGGAAGAACCTGATTTAGATGTTGAACAAGACGTTGAAGAAGAGGTTGAAGAAGAGGTAACGCCAACCTGCCCGCCGGGGTTTGTATACGATCCAACCACTGACTCGTGTGTGCCCGTAGAAGCAGAGCCGGAAGTAATTGAATGTGAAGAAGGGTATGTGTATGACGCTCAATTAGGCATGTGCGTGCCAGAAAGTATTGAGCCGCCCGATCCCATAGAGTGCGAAGAGGGATATGTATACGATCCCATTACTCAAACCTGCGTTCCGGAAGTTATAGAACCGCCGGAGCCTGTTGAATGTGAGGAAGGATACGTATATGACCCAATTTCCAAAACATGCGTACCAGAAATTGTTGAGCCTCCTGAACCAATTGAGTGTGAGGAAGGGTATGTGTATGACCCTGTTTCTAAGACATGCGTTCCAGAGGTAATAGAACCGCCTGAGATTATTGAGTGCGAAGAAGGATATGTATACGATCCGGTACAAGGCATTTGTGTGCCGGAGGTTATTGAACCTCCGCCTATTGAATGTGAAGAAGGGTACGTATACGATCCTGTACAGGGTATTTGTGTTCCGGAAGTAATCCAGGTTCCGCCGGTTACGCCTGTAATTCCGCAAGAGCCGCAGCCTCCGCGGCCACCACCCCCGCCACCGCCCCCCCCTCCACCACCGCCCCCCCCTCTTCCTCAGCGGCAGGATCAGTCCATGGATTTGTTTGGGCTGTTAGGATTGCTGGGAATGATGCAACAATCGCAACAACAGCAGCAGCCACAGGCCCCGATGAAGCAACCAGAGCCATTTATCCCGTGGGAACAGCTTACTAGTCCATATCAGGAAACTTCCCTGACCACCGATGATTTAATCAAAATGTTACGAGGTTGACATGGATGACGAATACCAAGCGTATATGACTCAAGATTTAAATGCCGTTATGAATCTTGGGAATTTACTGGGCAATTCAGGAGAAGGCGATCCGACTGGCGGATATGGTGGTATGCCGCCAGATTACACAGTCAACGACCCAATTGGACCTGATCTGCCGATTACTAATCCGCCTCCGGCTGTTGATCCAAACGATCCGATTGGACCTGATCTGCCACCTGACAATCCTCGTGATGCGGTTGACCCTAATGATCCTTTAGTTGGTGGAACACCTCCTAAAACTGATACTCCGCCTCAAATTCCAACAGACTTAAAAAACCTTTTGAGAGGGTTGATTGTTGGCGATGACGGCAAGGCCAATCCCATGGGGTTGTTTGGGATCATGGCTTTGCTATCTATGATGCGTGGCTCTGGTGCGCCAGCCGCTGTGGGGTATCAAGGTTCAGTACCTAAATACACGGCAGTGCGTGAGAGAGTAAAGATGCCAGAGGATCCTAATCGGCGTCCTGGCTCAGGCGGTCGTAGGTACTTTTCAGACACTCAATATGTGCCAACGCCATCTTCTCCTACGGATACTAGCGTTCAAACAGCGCGCACTGCGGCTCAAGAACAGGCTGAAACGTTGAAGCCGGCTGTAACCAAACCCCGCGATAAGATTACTGAAGAGCGCGATAAGCGTAATGAAGAATATTTAAGAAGGCTTGGGCTTTGGGATGACTTTACTATGGGTCCTCCTGCTGAAAAAAAAGATGTACCGACTGTTAAAAATAGTTCGTTTGCAAATTTTTACAGTAGTCCAGAGTATGCAAGTTACGTTTCATCTGGTTTGAATCGCGTGGGCACTATGGACATGTATCAAAGTCCATACTTTGGGATGCTCAGCGGCGGCAGTTCTGGCCGCGCTTTGGATAATGCTTATAAAAGCTATCTGTCACGGACTGGAGAAACGCCTGTATTTGCTCCTAGTCGGCAAATGTTTGGTCCCGTTCAAGCGGCCCAAGGCGGATTGATGGGGCTGGCAAAAGGTCGCTATTTAAATGGCTCGACCGATGGCATGGCTGATAAAATCCCGGCTAATATTGAAGGGACTCAGCCGGCCAGACTAAGCCATGGTGAGTTTGTCATTCCGGCAGATGTTGTGTCCCATCTTGGGAATGGTAATTCTGAGTCCGGAGCGCAGCGTCTGTACGACATGATGGACCGTATTCGTAAAGCCCGGACTGGTACGACCAAGCAGGGTAAACAGATCAATCCTGACAAATTTATGCCGAGGTAAGCATGGCTACGTCAAACGTTCCAACCAATACTGGACAACAGACCAGTACACAAACCGGTTTGGCCGAATGGGCCGGTCCTGGTATTACCAGTATGCTTGGGAAGGTCGAATCGCAGGCGGCTACTCCATACGAGGCATATACCGGTCAGTTGACTGCAGGCCCGTCAACATTACAGCAGACGGCGTTTAGCGGGATCGGAGGACTGACGATTCCGACCGATCAGATGAAGGCGTATACACCTACGTCATTTACCGCGACTGATGCGCAGTCATATATGAATCCGTATTTGATGGCTGCGCTTCAACCTCAGTTTGACGAAGCCACCCGTCAATCTCAGATTCAGAATCTAGCTAATCGTGCTGCTGCTACTCGAGCGGGTGGATTTGGCGGGGCACGGGGTGCGCTGATGGAATCTGAAGCGCAGCGTAACTTACAGTCGCAACTAGCCAAAATTACGGGTGAAGGATATCGCAGCGCGTTTGATAAAGCTCAAGAACAGTTTAATGTTGAGCAACAGCGTCAAATGGCTGCGACTAAACAGGCTCAAGACTATGGCCTGTCAGCGTTGCAGAAACAAGCTGAATTGGGCGGCGTACAGCGCGGGATTGAGCAAGAAGGTTTAACGGCTGACATTAAACAGTTTGAGCAGGAACGCGACTT